ATTTTCCAATCTATCCAAAAGACTGTTGTTGTCTAAAGGGATAAAATTAGCAACATTAGCCGACACATCAGAATTCTGATTTAAACACTTATACATTTTTCTTGTGTTTCTATCAAAATAAACATAATTTACATTTTTGGCTCCTGGATCTTGTATATCTCCACCATAGCCCACACATCCAAACATTCTAGCTAACATCATGCCTTCAAGAGCTTTTCCTTCTGTAGTTCCATATTGTACTATTCCAGCTTTCTCTCTTGTTGCTCCTTCTTGAATTTTTGTAACTGCATTGTTTAATTTTTCAGTTTCTTTATCAATCAACTCTGAGTTTTGATTAAAATCATCTATGTTATAATAATCATTTCCCCCTGGTTTTATTAATCTTAGATATTTAGTATAATCTGCCATTTTTTATCTCCTTTCATCATAAATATTCCTATTTTTTATAGTTTTTAAAGATGTATGTTTCATAGAACTTAACTCAATATGTTTGTGATACTTTCCAATAACATCAGCATCATTATAAAGTCTAGTATCATAAATCGCTTTATGTGTTTTAAGTTTTAAGCTATTATGAGTCAAATAAGCCACTTGGTTATGTGTGTTGTATCTAAACTCAATTTTGAAATTTAGATGTGCTGGTTTATTAATATAGATAAAATTTTTGAAATTATCTAAGTTATGAGGTATCCCTACAACAGATGTAAATTTTATCGTAAATGAATAATTTCCGTAATCCTCAATTACTTCGATTTCTCCATTTGTGAATATCTTAGCTTGTTCCTTCAAAACATGAGGTGTAAAGATATTTTTTGATAGTAAAGTATAGATAATTCTATCTTTTCTATCTTGTAAACTCCAACCATTTTTATAATCTAACTCCATAAATCTCTCATAGTTAGCCACTTGTTGCTCATTAAAAAAAGCTATGAATAATAGCTCCTTGTATTTCTGTATATCATTTTTAGCATATTCACAGATTAAATCTAGTGTTCTGATTAAATCTTCTTGTAAACTATTTCTAGCTATTTTAGAGACTTTTTTAATTAATCTATTGCTCATTTATAATCACTGTCCCAACTACTAATATCTCATCATCTGCAATTTCTATATTAGAATTAGAATTATTTACTTTTACAAAGTTATCATTTACTCCATCTATTTCTAAAATAGCTTTCTCTAAACGATTGATAGATAGTATTGTTTTATTAGCTTTCTCAAAAGTAGCATTCCCAGTTTTTATAACAGCTTTCAAAAGAGATTCAATCTTTTCTTTTACATCTGATAGAGCATATCCAGATTTTAATATAGTATTAACTTCTATGTTTATAGTCTTAGCTCTAAAGCTTTCTATAGTTACATCAGCTCCGACAGGTCTACCGTCATCGCTTTGTATTCTTTCTCTAACTTTTTGAATTAGAGATGAATCTGCAACATCATTATTATAGTTAGCAATCAGAACTTTAACAGTTCCGTTTCCATTCCAAAGAGGTTTTACTAATACTTTCCCAACTCCATCAACTTGCTTAGCCCATTGCTCATAATCATATATATTTCCACTGTGAGCAGGTCTTGTAGCTTTTTCTTTAGCTCTAGCTACAAGTACAGAATTAGGTTCTTTATCGTATCCATTTATAATTTCTTTTTCATTCGTAACACTGTAGATATTACTATTCTGAATTTCAAATGTTGTAATTTCTCCTATTGCAGCATTACCTATTTTTCCTTCTGAAAGGCATTCTATTTCTATTTCTGCAACTCCTGATGTACTTAAATATTCTCTTCTTAAAGATTTATACTTTATACCATCTCTATTAAGAAATATTGTATTTTCTTCTATGAGAGAATTTGCTTTTCCTGTTACTTTTAGAGTTCCTTTTGCCTTAGTTCCAAATCTTCTTTTTACTCCAAACATTAAAGCATGCTTATCAACGTATTCATCTTCTGTTGCTGTATCTATAAAAGTTTGTTTTTCCCAGAACTCTAATTCTTTGTAAACTTCTTCTGCAGTAATTCCAAAAGTTGCTGCAATATCAAAATTGAAAGTACCTTCCATTTTTGAGAGTGGGTTTTTAAGATTATCCAGAAAATTATTTCTTAATTCAATTTTATCTTTCATTTACACCTCCATTTCTAGCTCTCCATACACAGTTTTAACATTAAAGGTTATTTGTGGAACATATTCATCTTCATTAGAAATGACAAAATTATAGCACTCTGTGATGTAAGGATTTACTAGTAATGTATCCCTTATTTGGTTTATCATTAAAGCATCTTTAACTGTTTTATGATAAATAGTTCCTATATTAGTTTCTAACTCACTCCCATATTCATCACTATGTACATCAGTATACCTAAATCTTTCAGTCTTTAATGCTTTGAATATCCATACTTTTAAAGCTTCATTTTCTTCTAAAACTTTTATATCATTCCCTTCTTTGATATACTCTCCAGTTTTAAAATCTATAGCATATTCTTTAAAAATTGGCATTTCTTCAACTTCTGTTTCTGATTTTTCAAGAAAAATATTAAAATCTTTTTCCACATTACACCCCCTTTATTGCTCCACTAGGCATTTTAACTATCTTAGTAACAACTACATAATGTACTCCCAAAACAAGCACAAGTACTTCGTCGCCTTTTTGTAATGTATCCTCGAACCAAATATCCTTGTGAGATTTATATGTTCCATTTCCCTGATAGTTTCCACTTCCTTTTAATTTTGGTATCTTATGCCCCATTGCATCCTGAGTAGTATTATTGTAATCATATTTAGATACATCTATTTTTATTTCATCAATAATACCATCTATTGTATAATCTCTATGATAGTGAGGTAATAAGTAATTACTGCAGTAAATTTGCTCACTTGGTATAACTTGCCCATCAAATTCAATAGTTAATTTTGGGGGTGGATTGACTACAGATGCCTTTATGATAGATGTTCCTTTTGTAGCTTGACCTATCATTTCACCTATTAAAGAACCTAAATCACTCATCTCTTATCCCACCCTTCTGGAAACAGTTGATCCAATTTACTTACTTTTTTAGTTTTCTTAACTTTTTTATTTTTGTCACTTTTTTTAACTTTTTCTTTGTTTTCAAATTCCGCTTTATCCATTACATTTTCAAATGCTAACTCAACAGTACAATAATGAGTTTCTCCCTCAAAGACATGAGTATCTGATTTAACTAAAAAATCTCCAACAAGTCCACTATGTGGCTCTTGTATTCCTATGTTATACCCTGCTTGAATTAGTACATTCCCCAAACATTGTAATTTTGCACTTTTTTCTACACTTTTTAGCATATCCTTAGCATTTGCTATATTATCTACATCTTTTTCATATTGCATAACTTGTTGAAATAGTCCAAATTTCTTTTTATCCTCTGAATTTTCGACTTTATTAAGTATTTGTTGCTTCTCATTTTCTACTTTATAGATAACTATTTGATTTATCATATTTTCTATACTTTCTTCATATGAAGATGTAGAAATGTTATCAGCACTTGTTAAAAGAACATCAGCATGTGTTCCTTGCTCAACTATATCTATTGCTTTATCATTACTTACAATAGAATAAATCTTTTTATTTTTTCTGTGCTGTATTGTGTAAGCATTTAATATTATTTCATATCCACTTCTGTCAATAGCTGGATAAGTACAGGTAACTTCATCTTGTGGTATTTTACCTACTTTTAAATTAAGTTCTCCGCATATTTCTTTTATAATTTCAGAAGGCTTTTTCCTAAAGAAGTTTTTAACAAAGTTATTTTTGTTAAGATAAATAGAATTATCATAAGCATAGAATGTTTTAACATCAGTATCTCCTTTTCTTGAATGAAAAAATACTTTTCCAACAAATAGCTTTTCATCATCATAAGAAAATTCAATTTCATCTCCTATTTCAGTTATGATATCTCCCAAGTACTCGACTTCTAATTTTCTAGCCGTTCCGTGTATAGCACCACTCCAAATAACCTGAATAAAAATATTTTTATATTCTTTTCCATTAACATAAATTTTTACTCTTTCCATAAAATCACCTTTGTAATAAGCCCCTTGCTACATCTAGCAAGGTTTTATTTTTAGTAACTTCTATTAAACTTATTTCTACATCAATATCTCCAGTTCTTTCAACTATAGAAAAATTTAGAGTTTGGATGTAACATTTAAAAAATATGTTGAATTCAGGAACAATTAAAGTTAAAGGCTCTTTATCGTTTTTTAATTTAGTTAATGTTTCTACACTTCCTGAAGGAGTTGCAGACAGTAAATAATTAAAAAAAGGAGATTTAAGATTAGGAAAAAATGTAGAAAATGTAATTCTTTCAGCTTTTCTATTTCCTATTAGAGTCTTTTCTCCCACGTCAATTATTTTAAAAATCTGTGTGTCTTGCTCACTCTCAATCTTTAAATCTAAAGGTGGAACCACAAAGAAAAAAGGAGTGCTTGTAGAATTTTTCAATAAAATAAATGTTGGTTTCATACCGAACCTCCTTTAATTTGTTATTTGTACATAATTTTTTAATTCCGCCATTATTTTTTGTTTAGACATTTCTGCAGTTTTTTCTAAATCTGCTTCATTTTTTATTACAACTCCACCCATATTAACATTTACCTGAGGAGAAAAATTAGTTGTTGATGCTATAGGTGCTTTGACACCTAAATCTGCAAAAGCTTTTTCATATTCAGATTTTGGCTTTTTAGGTAGAGGTTTTCCAATTGGTATAGGTTTATTTAAAGACTCGACAGTTTTATTTTGTTGTACAACTTGTTCTTTAGCTAGATCTTGAGGTGATAATTTAGCAAGTCTTCTTCTTTCTTTAAAGTCTTCATCAGTTTCTCTCATTAATTGCTCTAGTCCTTTTCCTGAGCCTTTATTTTCTTTTATTTTTTCTTTTAACATATTTGCTTTTATGTACATGATTTTATCATCGCTATCTGTTTTACTATTTCTTAAATCTATAGTTTCTAAATCTTTTTCAGCTTGTGCATTAGCTTCATCCCAAGTATAACCTTTTTTTTGATATTCTTTTCTTAATTCCCATTTATTCTTTGTTCTTCCTATTTTATCTCCTATCCAGTTTCCAACAGACCTACCAGCCTTATATGCTGCATAGCTGCCTATTACATATTTCCCAGAACCAGGAAAAATATTCTCTGCCATAGCTGCTACTTTTAATGCAGCAAATCCTTTAATAGCCTCAGCTGTAAGAGAGAATATTCTATTAAAATAAGCTTCAACATTTTGAGTATCAAAAGTTCCTTTTGAATTTAATTCAGCCATTTTGGATGTGAACTTATTTATAAAATCTGTCGCAGTTGGTGCTAAACCTTCTCCAATAGATATCTTTAAATCGTCAACAGCACTTCTAAATTGAGCTATTTTATTTTTAGTTGTATTTTCCATTTCACTAGCCATTTTATCAGTTGCACCTGTTGCATTTTTTATAGCATTTTCTGCTTTTTCTATTCCTTCTTTTGAAGTTCCTAACAGACTA